AAGTTACGTTTGTAGCAGTGCCATCGTAAGCGTAAGTTACGTTACTTGCAGTGCCATCGTATAGCTGTTGTTCATCTCTTGCATCCCCATCTAATTTGTAGTATGCAGTTAGGTTATCTGTAGGAATAGATGCAGTAGTATTGTTGTATAAATAGCCTATTTCTGTAGATGTTAGTGCGTCTGAATAGATTCTTACGTCGTCTATTTTTCCGTTATGATATTCGGTATTATAAAATCCTGCTCTACCTAATAAAAAGTCAGAAGATGAATTATAACTCCCACCTAAAGCGGGCTGAGTAAATGCACCATAATTATTTGCTTGGCTTCCTCCTTGATAAAATGTGAAAGAATTATTATTATTAACTATTGTTAAATGAATCCAAGTATTAGGAGTTGGACTCCCCCCTTGCCATCTTCCTACTGTACCACTACCATTTCTTGTTATAAAGTCAAATTTTGACCCATCAGAATAATAACCTAATGCAAAACCATTTGTAATGTTTGAATCTGTATTGCCAAAAACATAACCAAAAGAATTGCTATTATTTTGATAAAACCAAAATGATATACTCCAAGTGTTTGTATTAAAAATAGATGAATTAATATTAGTATCAATAACACTACTACTCCCATTAAATATAGCAGCTTCTCCAAACTTACCACTTACTCCACCTGTATCATTTGCATTACCATCTAATTGGTATAAAGCGACACCTGAATTATCATTAAAAACATCCGTAGTAGATATAGTAGTAGAAGCGTGGGTTTCGTTATATAGAGTAGTTACTTCTTGTTGAGATAATGCTTTGTCAAAGATTCTTACTTGGTCTAAATTACCTTTAAACTGTCTATTTGTGTTGTTACTACCTATATGAGTAAAAGAAGATGTAAAGTATGTTGTTGAATTTGTTGAGCTAAGAGCTCCATCTGTATATATTTTTAAAGTATTTCCATCAGTAGTAATAGCAATGTGATGCCAGTTATTATCAGAAACAGTATCAGAGTAAAATATATTTCCAGCACCATCAACAACGCCTACACTTGAAGAGGTGTTTCCAATATAAGTAACACAATTGGTATAACTTGAAGAATCTAGACCGAAAATTCTTTTTCCGTAATTACTACCTATATTAACCGCTTTAATCCAAAAAGAATAAGATTTTATATTTGATACAGTTGGCACTACAATCTCACTACTACTCCCATTAAATACTGCACCTCTATTTATATACCCCCCTATACGTTGAGTACCTCCGTTACCTGTATAGAGTACAGTGTTAAAGTGTTCTGATGGAGTAATTCCTGCATCTGCTGCTACTCCTGTATTTATTAATCTTTTACCAATCATATTATAGACTTATATCGTAAGTAATAACTGATGCCTTTGTAGTTTTAGCGTTTATTTCACTCTCTTTTGTAGCTACTGTAGTTCTTATTGCCGCTCTATCATCTAAAATAGATTGAGGTGCAGCAGTACCACCTTCAGCTTCTCTTACTATATACCAATCGGTTTTTGATAGTTCAGAGTTAGCAGATGATTTTAAGTTAGCTATCTTTTGTTCTTTAAGTTCAGCTACTGTTTGCGACCAAGTCTTATTTGATTTGTCGTAAGTAAATTGTGTATTGGCACTATCCCAATAGATTTCAGATAGATCGTGGATTGCTGAATCATAACCATCAGGTAATACTACATCAAATAAACCTGCACTTCTTAACTCTCCACTTGTCATAGCAGGAGCATTTAAGTAAGTTCCTGTTGAAGAGTATAAGGTTTTAGGTACACCTTCGTAAACCTTTATTACACCGTTTCTATTTATTGCTTTCTTTCCCATAATTATGCTTCTTGACTAATTGTTGCCCACTGTTCTGTTGCACCGTTGGTTGATACTATTTGAATTAGATTTCCTACTGAACCATCATACGTTCCTGTAATTGTCTTTACTGATGCAGGTAGTGCTAAAGTATAAGCACCTGTGATTACTAAATCCTTAACCATTCCTGTTTCTACGTTTGAGAATGTAAGTGTAGTGTTACCTGATAATGTTTTAGTGAATACTTGTGCAGAACTAAAGTCTACATCACTTGCAGAAATAACCGCAGCAGTAGTAAACTCTGTACCTATTTTATCGTAACTAACCGCATCATTTGCAATATGAGCTGTGTCGATACTTCCATCAACGTAGTGTTCTGAATCGATTGAATCGTCTGCAATTTTACTCCCATCAACTGCATCTGCTGCAATGGTTAACGCTGTTGCACCAGTAACGTCACCTGTATGGGTTGCATTAGGTTCTGAATTAGTTACTGTAACATTTCCAGTTGCTTGATCTACTGAAATACCTGTACCTGCAATGATACTTCCTACGTCACCTAAATCATCACTATACAATTCATCAAAGTTGTCGTTGATTTTATCAAATGCGGTTCTTAACGGATCACCTGTTCCATCGTTTGCTACTGAACCAATATTAATTGTCTGTTTAGCCATTTCTTTTAATTATTAATTATAGACAAGGTGGTTTAGAGTCTATATCAATAGTAGCTTGATTAGAGTTATTCCCAAACCAACTACTACAATATATTACCGCCCAACTTATTGTATTTGCCATTATTCACTATAAAAATTACTCGCCAAATATTCTATCGTATCAGCAAAGATATTAGTTGCACTAGCTAAAACCCTTGTACTTCCACTTGAGATATTTTCATATATTTTTCCCCATCCTATTGAGTTGGATATTATTCCGAAATGTGTGGTTTCATAAATCTTTCCGTAACTCATCCTTACTCTTTATAAGATAACTGTTTAATTTAATTTCGTTTTCTTTTTTTGGCTTGTAAACCTTTTTCTTTTTGTCCTTCATTATAAAACCCATCCAGTAAAATTAACATCTCTTTCAGGGTACATACCATCATCTTGATTAGAGATATACTCTGGATATAAACTACTATTGTAATTCATATGATCCATAAATCTCTGCGTATAAAATTCAGCAGTTTCTGTAGCGTGACTCGCAATAGAATTTATCTCATCTAAGTCTACAGAAGTTGCATTTTCTGAATTGTGCTTATATATGCCACCATTAGATATCTGATAAGCAGCATAAGGTATATAAGCTGCTTGAGTATACCATATAAGCATTGGTTTAACATACTCATCAACCAGTGTCTTATAATTACCGCTTAGTGTATTAGCTATAATATCAGCTTGTAATTTATTATATAATTTAGTACCAAGATAAGTTTGTATCTCAGTGTCTTGAGCCACTTCAATAAACTGTATTATTTTATCAGCATCTAAATTACCATCAAATATAGACTTCCTTTTTAATTCCTTTAATGTTATAAATAGTGCCTTCATACTAGTTTTGTTCTTCTTCTTTATTTTCAGGTTCAACCACCTCAGAATCCACTTCAATATCTTCTACCTTATCTGAGGATAGTTTTTCACCTGTTTCTTCTTCTCTCTTAATTTTGGTTGCTATATTATCTAACTCTGTAAATTCTATAGGCTGTAAGGTTGTAAAGTATAGGTCAAGAACAATACCGTTAAAAGCTAATAATTCTTTAAACGCATCTATTAATAGACTCTGGAAGGGTCTAATAACAACATTATCCATAAGGATTGATGCTGTTCTAAGCTCTTCAGCATTATTACCAAACCCTGTATTATCCTTAATACCTAATAGAATAGGAGATACAACACCGTGACCAATCATAATCTTTTCTCTACTTTCTTTAGCTAAGAAATCATATTGAGCGTGAGCATCCGGTAAATGTATAGGCTCTACATTAGATTGGCTATCTGAGCTTTCATTGAAGGCTAAAATAAATCTACCTGCATTAGAAGACCCACTGAATTTATCATATATTTTTCTTTCTATTCTTTCTTGTATTTCATCAGTAGGTATACCATTGTTGAAATTCAATAATAGAGATGGTTGTAGACCATTCTTAATATTGTTTATATGATAATTAGAAACCTCCTCCTCTAATGAACAATACTGTAAACACCCTTGATAATCCACAGGACTATAGTAATAAAATCCTGCTCTGTAAGGCTTGATACAATATATTTCAATCTTTTCATTTCTAGAACCATTTCTAAATGATGGTATTCTTTTAGGTTTATCTGATGTTTTTATATTAGCCCAATCAGGGTGATAATAGTAAGCCTGAACTCTACCATCTTTAGCTTTCTCAGACCTAAGTGTTTCCATAGGAAAATGGTGTAATCCTATTATTTCTTTTTTACCGGCCTTATAAACTACTTGAATGGCTGCTTGACCTAACATTTTAAGGTCGTTTACGATTCTTTTTGTATCAGATGCTTTTAAGATTGATTGCATTTTTCCAAACATCTCTGGCTTCTCTGTAGAATCTGTTGCGTTTAAACCTCTACCATAAATCATATCAACAATACCATTGATACATCTTGAGTTTGTTGGACTACCCAAATACCTTTCTATTAATTCATAAAAGTAATTATTGTCATCTCCATACTCAACCCATTGCTTTCTAGTGTTCTCTTTTACTTTGGGTATTTCATAACCAGATAAATTCATAACCCTCATATTAGGCTCTGATTTTTTAGTCACTTGATTGTTCCTGTTAGCTCTTATATTCTTTCGGCTCATATTATCATATATTGTTGATCCTGCGTTTCAGCATCATAATTTTCATACTCACTAGTGTTTAATGTGTGAGATATAGTAGTATCTGTTTTTGATGTACAGTAAATCTTGTCTCTGTAAAGTAATTTTGAACCTTGCTTAACCTCTATAGAATAAGAAGAATCATCCGACAGAATACTAAAAACGCAATCTATATCTAAAAAGTTACCATTTAAAACTGAAGTTAAACTAGTTAATGTTTCTGTCTTCTTTGTACCGTCTTCAACAATCTTAAGTGTTAAATCACTAGCCTCAGTATATTCTCTAGGAATTATACTTAAAGTTTGAGAATTTGTATTTGGTAAAAGTCTTATCATATAAGTATAACTAAATACCTTTAATTTTGTTCAAAAAAATAGGGTGACCGTAAAGCCACCCTATAATAATCAAATGAAAAGAGGATTAGTTAGTACCCTCTGTTATTGTAGCAGTAGCTGAAGCCATTCCCGCATAAGGACTACCATCAGTTGGTGAATCTACAAAGTTAGCAGGTCTTCTTTCCATCCCTGCGAATGTAAGTGTATACCCACTTAAATCACCCATTGCAGCTCCTGTAGCGATAGTACCTCCTGATAATTCAGCACCGTGTTCTGTACCCATAATGAATACATTACCATTATAGTCCTCAACAGCAATATGAGGTCTACCGTAGGATAACAATTTTAATTCTTTGTGGTCTTCTTTGGTTAATTTTTTCAAAGTAACGCTAAGTGTTTGCTCAAAGAAAGTCGTACCATTCTCAAGGTTAGCAGTAATCGTTTGTTCAAAGTTACTGTTCCCTTTTAATTCATATTTATAAGCAGTAAAAGTACCTGATAAATCAGTAATCTGATAGTCTTCATTTGCTGCATCGGCATAGGTAATAGTACCTAAATCACCGAAATCAGTAAAGTAAATTGCTTTAAGACCACCTACTGAATCTTTACAGCCCTCTTTTCTGCCTCTAGTTAAATCACAAGCCATATCTTTTTTGTATTAAAAAAGGGTGAGTAGGCACTTTGGCTCACCCACCCCTTTTAAGTTTATTAATTAATTATTAGTTAGCGGAGTTAGTAATACCGTATGTTACGATATCTTCAACGATTCCGTACTGTACACCTGCTGTAAATCTCATTACAACTCTCACATTTTGAGAACCATCAAGATCAGCCATATCAATAACTTTAACTTCGTTATGGTCAGATAATAGACCTGTACCAAAGAATAAGTTAGACTTTTCAGCAGCGATAGCGGTATTGTCTCCAAGACCATTAGCTACGAATAATTTAACTCCATCAAAAGATAAAGAACCATTATTCCACCACTGAGTACCTAATGAGTTTGTACCTGCTGCACCTAATCCTGATGCACCAAATCCACCTAAAGCTCTTACATAAGCTCTAGCGATGTTTTGAGAAACATAAACGCTTAAGTCTTCAGCACCGTAAAGGGCAGAAGGTACAGCATCTACGATTTTTCCTAGCTCAGTAATTACGTTAGAAGATGTTACAGTTGTACCTGCAACTTCTTGTCCCGCAGGTAAATCTGCATCTGCTGCTAATTTAGTACCTAGTCCGTCAAATTGTCCATTGTTAGAAGTATCTCCTGACCAGATAGATTGCTCTGTTCTTTGAGCTACTTTTGCTGCAACGTGAGCAATAAGGAAGTCAGAGAATTTAGAGGGCATATCGCTGTGTGCAGAGAATCCCATAGATAGAGCTTCCCAGTCAGAAATGAAATCTTTCTTACAAAGCTGTAGGTTTACTTGTTGCTCTTCTGGTTGAAGAATCTTTTCAGTAAGCGTAATAGTTGAAGTAGGATCGAAATCACAAGTAGCGTCTTTAACGATATCGTTAGTAGATACTTTCTTGATTACTTCTTTTAACTTTACGTTCGGTTTTACAGTGATACCACCATTAGAGATAGTAGCACCTTCGAGTAGAGCAGCAGCGATATATTCACCTGCAAACTCTCCTGCATAGGTAGTAGTAATTGATGTAGTTGTTGCCATTTTATTAATTTAAATAGTTGTGTTTTTACTTGTTTAGTCTCGCTAAAACTCTATCGAGAGTTGTTTGTGGTCCATTTTGAGAATATAAGTGTAAAGTCTTATTCTCAGTCTGATTTTCAGGGCTATGCACTAAAGGCTGTTCATCAGCAGAAAGTTCTTGAGGAACATCTTGCTTAGGCTCTTCTTTAGCTTCTAATTGACCTGCCATTTTTTCAACCATAGCTCTAACTTCTGCTAGTTCTTCTTTGGTTGCATAAGACATTTCAGCCTTTTCAGACTCAATATCTTCAGAAACTTCCCCTTCAGGAGCTTCTTCTAATTGTACTTCTTCTTGCACTTCTTCAGTTTCTGCTTCAAGTTGTACTTCTTCCTGTACTTCTTCTTGTACTTCTTCCTGTACCATATCTTGAGCTTCCACTTCTTCAGATGAAGACAAAAGCACTTCTTTCAGTTTTGAAACGATTTCTGTTGCTTTCATAAAATTTAATATTTATAATTATTACTTAATAGAGTTTAAAGTGTTGTATTTTTAGGCTTTTTGTTGGATTATAAACCATTCCGTTCCATTACCCCATATCTTAATACCTTCATAAGCCCTGTTAAGATCGAATGAACTATTAGCACCATCTAAATTTTGTGTATCATATGGAGTTATGTTGGCGTGAGTAGAATTACTAAACGTAGAATCCGTTATAATACGCTTTGTTCTGTTTAGATTTTTGCTTTCTGTTACATCAGGCAACGTCAAAGTTGCAGTTCCGTTTCCACCACTCCAACTGAGTACAATTAACTCTGCCTCATCATAAGTAGAATCCCCTAAATCATAAGTATTGCCATCACTAACCGTAAGGGTTGTTGGTTCTAGATGATTTACTATAAAGTGCTGAACTTCATATAAAGAAGTTTTTTTAGTGGTCTCTGTTTGTACTATAGGTAAAACTTCTGCGCCTGTAATGTTTGCAGCAGCAACCAAATCTAATTCACTAATCTTTTTATCTGCCATTATTGATATAATTTATGTGTGTTTTCTTGCATTAATATATTACCGTCTTCTGTGTATAAATGAAACAAATACCTAGTAACGCTACCTATCCCTTGGCCTCTTAATGTGCCATCGCAACATTTTGTAGAATATGTTTTGCCGTCTTTACACAGACATCCTCTCTTTCCCCCTCTAGGGGATGAATAACTTGGTGTTTCTTTCATTTCTTACTAGATTTAGGATGTTTCTTTGGTAATAAATCGTAATCAGTTGTATACTTAGCATTTTGTGGTCTACCATTCTTAACTAAGTATAAAAAAGCGTTTGTTCTAGCAAAAGCCCATTGAGAAGCTGATTTTACGTTAGGTGAATGACTAGTATTAAACGCACCCAGTCCTCTTTGGAATACACTAGCTAACATACCTACAGTTACACCATAACCTAGCTTTTCTTTGTATCTTTTGTTAAAATCATCAGCTTTATTTTGTAATGTAGCCCTGTCTTTAGCAGATACTTTTGCACCTGTCTTACCTTTAGCATTACCTTTTGCACTTCCTTTACCTTTTGGGTTTTTATTAGGTGTACCTGACTTGGGCGCTTTAGGTGATTTAGTTATACCTCCCTTTGGACCTACTTTAGCTGCCTCTAGTGCGTTTAATTTAGATTCAGTCCAATTCAGCATACTTTTACCACCCCATAACAAATAACTTATAGTGCCACAAGCATCCGGTTTCTTAGGATCATAATATTCGGCAGCCCTACTTAAATAAGAATAAATCCTCTTCAAAGTTGACTTTGTAAACTTCTCTTTTCTAGCTAATTGCTGACCTCTTACTTTCCCTACTTGAGTTGCGCACTTATTACCTAACTCTTTATTTCTTTTAATACCTAATTTAGCATTATTAGATGCAGATTCAGGATATCCACCATAAGATTCTAACTCTACCTCTTCAGATAGGCTCTCTAAAGCCTCTAGAAGCTCGTATTCGGCATTTAATTCATCTAAGCACTCTGAACATAAAGATTCGGGTAAAGACTCCTTAGGTCCATCCATTTTATCTGCAAAATATCCTTCTATAGAGAATCCTTTGACTTCACCTGCTTTAACTTGATTCCATACCTCGTCATTATTGACCTTCATAGATACCATCCAAGTACCTACAGGTAAATCAAAGTCATATTTTCTAGATTTGTCTCTTTTTTCGTCTTCTATTATCCAAGATTCTACTACAGACATCCCTTTTAACTCAATATTATGTTCTAAGGTGCTGTTGTTTTGATTACCCTTCATTAAGAATAGTTCTGATGCCTTTCTTACGGTATCTTCGCTAAAAAAGATATAATAATCCTCTTCATCACCCTTTCTATATATTTTTTTGTTAGGTATAAGGGCTGCACCCATTAAAATCCTCTTTTCTTTGTCTACTTCGGCAAGTTTTACCTCTTTATGCTCCTTTAGGGCGATAAAATCTTCTTCTATAGCAGGATTTTCAACAACAGAGATAGCTTCTATTCCGCTAAACTCGTTTTCTTCATCTATAATAAGTTCTATAATACGTTCCATATATAATTAACTATTTTGATTGTATTCGTTATATATTTACCCTAATGATTTAGCTGTATTCCTATCAAGTTCATCAGCAGTCTTAATATCTTTAAGCACTACAAATGCTCTAAGGGGTTTTTCTTGTTGTCCCATAACGGATTGTGCTAATTGTGATTCAGGTGATGCGCCTACCACATTGAAGTCTGGTGCTTCTACACCTCCACCGGCACTTCCGATGCTTCCACCGCCTACAGATGGACCTCCTAATTGAGATATTGCTGATTGTGCTTGTTTCCTAGCTGCTAATATTGATGATATTAATCCGCCTATAGTAAGTCCAAAAGCAACAGTACCTAATGGACCTAAAGCAGCAGTGAAAGCACCTATTGACATTTTTCCTTTTGCAGCAGCAGCAGCAGCATCTATAGCTATTTCTCTTTGAGAGGCTTCTGCTTTAGCTACTGCTGTTTTAGCAATTAATATTTGCTCTGCTACATAAGATCTAGTCTTCATTATTTCTTCAGCAATAAGTAAAGTTTGTTTTAATGTGAAGAAATCTCTCTCTTGTTTTATTTTTCTTTCTTGTGCTTTTATTTCTCTTCTCTCTATATCTTCTATAGCTTTCTTTTGAGCAGCACCTGTCAATTCACCAGAATTTAAAACATAATCCCTCTCTCTTTTTAACGCTTCCATTCTAGCATCACTATAAGAAAGGAAAACATCTCTAAGATATTTTAAAGAATCTTGTGATGCTTTAAAAAGTTTCTTAATACCATCTAACTGAAATTTTATAACATCTAATTGAGTTTTAAAATTAGCAGTTATATCTTTCAATCTCTCACCTTCAACAGCTTTACTTATTTCATTATTAAAATAATCTAATATAGGTTGCAGTTGTTTTATTGTTGCTCCTAAAAATCTAGCTTGTCGTAAAACAGCATCTCTTTGAACCTTTAATACTTCAGCTTTTGATATTGCTTCAGACTCCTTAAGTTTTTGTCTATATTTTTCTAAAAGTTTAGCTAATTTATCTATAGATTTCTCAGTGGAATTATTAATTTGACCAAACACTCCGGGTGTTTCTCTCATTATATCTTTAATTCTTTTAGTCGCTAAATCAATAATTTCTGAAGAATCCTCCACTATTTCATTCTGACTATTAATTGCACTAGACGCTAATGCACTTGCTGTAACGCTAGAATTACCAAAACTCAATACACTTGAACCAAATGCTTTTACAAAATCAATAAATGAAGCGTATTGTTCTGCACTTTTATTTTGAACATTTGCTTGAGCTTCAAATATCTTTTCAGATTCTTTGGTTATTACATTAGTTAACGCCTGAACCTCAGCCCGAGCAACTAACAATCTCATTTGTTTTTCTATAGCAGAAGATGTTTTTTCTAGGTTTATCTCCTCTAGCTTTAGATTTTCTAAGTATTCAGGATAGTCTTTATTTATCTTCTCAATAGCATCTTGCCTATCCTTTCTTGAAAGAGATTCATCCTTAGCTATGTTGACTAATAACTCGAGCTGTCCTACTTCTGAACCTGCTGCTTTTGCTCCATCAGTCATTGCATCGTTTAAAGCTCTTATTTCTTTACTAAAAACACCTATGGATATTTTTCCACCTTCTAATAGAGTTATGAATGTTTGAAATAATATAATAATACCTAATGGTCCTGCTAAAACAGAGCCAATAGCCTTGATACCGTTAATAAAACCTCCAGTTGTAGCAATAAGAGTTACGAATAATGAAGATAGCTGCTGCAAGTTGTTCGCTATACCTCTAATTCCATAGTTAGCATCAGATATAGTTCTACCAAGTTCAGTTACTGTAGCACCTGCTAACCCTGTTTTATTTATCAGTGGATTTAAGCCATCCTCAGTAGTTGACTTTATTTGATTACCTAATTTTTTAAAAGCAGTTTCAGCCTTAACAAAACTTTTAGTTAAACCTTCTATTTTTACCTTACCCTTGTCATTTATCTCAACGGTATAGGTTAGTCTATTTATTTTATCAGCCATTACTTCTTCTCTTTACGGATTGTTTTAATTCCTTTAGACTCTCTGGTGCTTTATATTTACCCTTAGCGATATCAATAATTGGACTAACATTATAAAATTCATCTGCCTTAAGTAAATCTATTATTTCTTTTATCATACTATATCGTCTTCAAATATGTTATACAATTCAAATTCAGCCTTACCTGTAACTAGATCAACTGAAAGATTATTAATACGGAATATCTTATCACCTATCCTTATCTGGTGGTTTAGTTTATAATTAACTAATATACTTGCAGGTAAATGTGCTGTCACTTTAAATATTCTTCTTAGAGGATTAAATATCCCCTCTACATAACTTTTATAAAAGTTCTCATATAAAGAATTAGGGTTAATCGCTCTAGTCCATTCATCTAATTCTGTCTCAAAGTTGAGTGTAAACGAAGCGGGAGTTGTTACCGTACCTGTTTCATTAGTATTTGATGGTCTATAATAATCTGTTAAAGATGAAGCATTGTTTCCATCATACCAAGCTATAGGTGTTGATATAGAAGTTTCTCTAACACCATAAAATAAAAGTGGTTTAATGAGCATACTTTCATAATTACCCTCACTAGGGTCAAGGCTAGTGTCAGCACTAAATTCACCACCTGCTGAATAACCCCATTGTATGTCTGTTATTTCACCATTTAATTTAGTATCTAATATTCTTTCATATTTCAAGTGTGAGAAAGGTGAATTTATTTGATATTTAGAAACCCTGTCAATATTATAGTCTAGAGTAGTTCCGTCTTTTAGGCTTTCCCTAACATTGTATTCTGCGTTACCATAATATTTTTTTGCCACCTCTTTATGATGCTCATTGATAACCGTATCTGTTTCAGTGTATTTAAACTCTATATCTGTAAATGGTAGAATAGAATTTATTTGATGTTGACTAATATCAACGTACTTATCTAGATTAATTGTTTGAGTTAATTTATTGTTTACCGCATCAGCGTAAAAATTATCCAACGTATCTACATAAATCTTTTGATAATCACTATCACCTATATCCTCTATATAGTAAGCTGTTAAATTAAATGTTTTGAATAATCCTGTGAGAAAGTCTACAACTCTCATTTCAGGTATTTTCTTTGTGATATTTATATTGAATTTAGTCTCTTGTGATTCGTTATTGGTTATGGTGTATGTTTTGTCTTCTGATGGTGGAGTAGCGAAACTAGATATTGCATTAGTATCTAAGGATATGTTAGAAAAAGTCACACCACTTTCCGATGATAACTCTATTTCTATATCCTTACCAATGCCTACCTCATAGGTGTTGTATATGTTTAATTCTGTTTTATTCCCAAAACCATCAGTTATGGTCTCAACTCCTGTGTTAACATCTCTAACTATTACTCTATATGCTGTGTTTTGACTACTAACATCAAAAGTTAATTTTAAAGTCCATATATACTGTAATGTGTTTAATCTTATTTTTGAGTCTGATATAGTAATTTTACTATGTGGGTCTGTAGATGTATAACCAGTTAATTTTTTATTAAAAAGATAAGGTTGGTCAGTACTGTTATCTTCTACATAATTAAATTCTTCTTTCTGTGGATTCAACCATAAATATAAATTATCGAATGCAGTGTTAGAACCAAAGAAATCTCTAGTAAATTCTATACCGTCATACTTGTCCTCTATGGCTTCTATTATGTGTATTGCTTTTATTGCAGGTTTTAAATCAGTAAACTCTAAACCTCTAGTATTATTTGTAGAAGTACCATCATCAAAAAGATTACCATCAAAGTTTGCATCCGTAGGAACAGGGTCTGTAGAATTGTAAAATAACCTCTTCTTTGATGTTATTAGTGGATATATAATAGAATCTGATTGACTGTTTAAATCAAGCCCATTCTGAAAACCATTCTTTACATTTGTATCTGTGTACTCGTGATCATAATTATCTAGATATGGGAGCTGACTAATTAAATCATCCCCTATAGTATCTTGTATAGAGACAACAGTTTTACCTAAGAATGTAATATCATAAGAGTGAGGTTTATTATTCCTCATCTTAATACTATTTAACCTTACTTTACCTTGTCTAAACGGTAAATAATTTATCTCTATAAATGCCTCTTTCTTCTTTCTGTTATCATATGCTCCACCTGTTATGTTGAAGTTATAGAAATGCTTAAATATTTTATTATTTGTGTCTGATGCAGGTACGTTAAATGATTGGGTATAATCACTAAATATTTTACCAATATCCCTAAAGTCTTGTATAGATGAATTTATTTCTATCGTCTCATCAGAAAATAAATCTACCCTCTGTTCCTCTATATATAGCTGTACTTTGTTCTGCATTATCTAACATTTTGTATATAACTGTTAGCATATTCAAACTCTATCTCAAAGTTTATTAATTTGTCGTTTAAAACTGTTTTACTTGTAAATGATGAGGTTCTTGGAACAATAGGTACAGGCTCAAAATCAAAGTTTGTTTGCTCGTGAACCCAAGCATATTCAGTTACCATAAGTTGTTTAATTACCTCATTATGATCCTCACTAACAAATCCTGTGTTCATTACAAAACTTTCTTCACTAGAAAGGTCTAATAAAGAGTTGGAGTGAGAGAATCTACTATAATCTACCCCTGTTGTTGTATTAGTTAATATATTTCTATTGTAACTCTCTCTTTCTACAGAAAATTCATCTGTACGCTTTTTAAAGAACCATAGATCTTGTAATGCTCCGAATTTATTTAAAAATGTTACTTTGTAAGTGGTATATTTACACTCTTCTATTTCTTCTACAGGTATATCTATATCTACTCCTGTAGGAGTTGTATAAACTACTTTTGTTGCAGTTCCTCCTCCTACTGCTGTTTTAACAGTTTCATTAGAATCCTCATTCCTTCTAAATGTCATATCAGCAGTGTATAAGTCTAATGCACCTGTAAAATTATCTGCGGTTACATCTCCTTTGTCTGCTCTTATGTTAGATACAGACCCACCATATATTTTACTAGTTAATTCTGTTGTTCCATCAAAAAATTTAACTTGATTTACACCATCTGTTGTTGTATAGAAAGGAACATATAAAGGCTCTCCTTTTTTATGATATATTCTCCTATTACTAATTAAAACATCTCTTGATAATGTAGGGTTTATGTTTTTACCGTAATAAGGAGCTGTTAAATATAAATTTTCATCTTCTAATTCTCCATAGCCTCTAAACGCTAAGAATTTTCTAGTTAAGGGTGTAGCATCTGTTTTTGTTACTTCAGAACCATTCACTGTGTCTTTAAATGTTCTGGTTAATTCTGTATCAACAAAGGCTGTAAAAGAAGCGAGTCCATAACTTCCATCAAAAGAAATATTTATATAATCTTTTATTAATTCTGATATCTCAAAATTTATAACACTATCATTCAATATTTTTGATTTAGACAATGTGTATTGAGGTGAAGAAGGTTTTCCCCCACTTGTATATATATATATTTTTAATTCTGCACTATCTAAATTCATTACTATTGTTTTTAATTATGAAGCCTTAATCCAAATAAACTACTAACACTTTCAACACCTAATGTAACTTCACTAACATAAGTGCCTTTAGTAAAATCGTCAGCAAATGTTGGTTTTCTAGGGTGGTCTAACCCTGCTGAAGAAGAGGGGTCATTTCTATAGTAATATATTATCTTTCTTGTAGCACCATTTATAGGAGAACCATACAGTTGACGAGTCGATATTATTGAATCATCCCCTATAAATCCACCTTTTGATCCGCCTCCATACTTTATACCAAACTTACTTAAGTCTGTAGATTTATCAACTATATACCTGTAACTATTGCTAGAGTCCTCAAATACAATACCTCCTTTTTGATAACTTATTGTGGCAGTTGCAAATTGTCCTGAAGATATTTTTTCAAAGGAAAACTCTATTTTATTTATATTTTGATTAAAATATGTGGATTTAGCTAAATGAGTTGTAGGTGTGGTTTCAGTTCTAACACCATTATTTATTGTGAATGTCTCGTGACCTATATTTATCCCAAAAGGACCAACGCTAGAATGATCAGTAAACGCATAATATCTTCCTAAATCTAAGTTTGAATTAACTAATACATCATTGACTCTTAAACTAGCTTTTACGTTATTTAAGGTATGGATAAAAAACGCAGGTACTACATCAAATAAAGTACCGCTTGATTGAGTACCGGGTGTTGGTAATGTAGAGGTAGGTACGGAAGGTGCTGTTGGGCATCCAAAAGTTAATTGATAATCATCTGTTTTTAATGGAGCAGAAACTAAAATAGCTACAGTTTCTGGTGTGGCAGCAGTTTTGTTTATAGTTACAGTTCCGCTTTGTGTTCCAGAACCTAAGCTCATATTACCTGCTGATATCCCTGCATCTAACAAATCTTGTTCATAAAGATTATTACCAACATATCCTGTGTTTTGAAAGTCTGGTACTGTTTGATTCCAAAATGCTGTTATACTTACAGGTATGTTTACAGTGTAATTTATATTAATAGTTCCTGTAGCAGTACCTACGTTTAACAAATATTGTCTTCCTCCAACATCTTCCCCTACTTTTATAGTTTCTCCACAAATCACATTCTGTGTTAATGTCTCAGGCTGAACATATTCTTCTGGCACTGTAGGGTTGTCTATAGGATCAGATGGAGTTTCAGGTGTATCTGGCGCACCCTCTCCTGTAGCTGTGATAAAAAAAGGACTCCTAACATTTATTTTATGGATATCTTCTGCCATTACTTATCTTTTATTATATAACCTTGTTTTACTAAAGTGTGCTATTAACTCTTCTTTGCGGAAGGGGTAGCTTTGTCAATCTCTTCTTGTATATCTCTTCTATAAGCATCTGCTAAATCTAGGGTCAATCTAGGTTCAAACTTATCTATTACTATATCTATAAATCTATAAGGTCTGATACCTCTTTTCTGTATGCTTTTACCTATTGAAAAAAGCACTCTCCTTAGTCCTTTAGGTGTAGCATCTTTGATACCTATTTTAGATGAGTTTGCATTAATCCATTCTTCAAGATTACCCATATTAGGTAATTTACCTGCACTACGACCTTGGTTTACATTTATACCGTATTCGTTCATATAAATACCAAAGCCATTTAAACCCCTTAATTTTCTACCAACAATACTATTCTCTAGACTACTTCCGTCAGATACAGTGGTAGGGCTAGGCTTGGCTCTTAACTGTTTTTTAAGTTCAGCGACTAATATCTTTTTATAGTTTTCAAGAACTTTATCTGTATGCTTTTTCTTCTTGGCCATTAGCAAATAGTGTGTTCTGTGTTGGGCATTTCTATTCTTATAGTGGCAGCCCATCCTGCTAATTGATTCTCAAAGTTGTCTAAGAATGGTGATGCAGTTATATCCGCAGATACTTGCAATTGGTCAGTAAACAAACCACCCCTCCTTAATTCTTGCTGTATATCATTAACAACTTGCAATTGAGTGTTTAATACGTCTTGCAGGTTATCATTACCATATATCAAATCCTCGTCTGTTAATTCGTTGGTTTTATCTACTATATCTAAACAAAACAACTGAATACTAGCTGTTACGATATGGTCAGAAAAAACAACATCCCCCATTGATATGTGTGATAGTGGATATATTGTAGTTTTGTCGAGGTCCACCTCCAGTATGTCACCAAAAGTAACCTTATTAGTTATACCGTTATCTTTTAGCTTCTCCTGTATCTTATCTATTACAGTGTATACTTGTCTCATTTACTTTTTTGTTTTAGCATCTTTACTTCTAATTCATTTTTCTCCTTCTCAAACTCTAACCAAGTTAGACATTCGGAAGCTGAGAGTCTCGTAACTTCTTTAAATTTTGTGATATCTCCTTTAGCGATTGCATATATTGATTGATACCATCCCCACTTTGATCCAAATCCCTGGTTAGTTCCTTGTCTTCCATCATCTCCTTCGTTAAAGAGTCCGCTAAATAACCCGACAAAACGCTCCCTAAACGATAAAAAAAAACAACCGCACCTAAAGCTACGTTAACTGGTGCATCCTTCATTATATCCGAATACTTATCAGTACCCTCATAGTCTTCTATCAAGTACAGCTCACCTTTCCTAAAAGTTATAGGTCTATATAAAACAGCCATTGCCTTATGGATCATCTGCCAATCCCCAATATAATTATCTAAATCAACAAACTCACCCAGAGTAATGTCATCTAACTTAGGTATAAACCCAAACGTAACACTATCCCCTTTCGGGTCTGTTAGTGTAAAGTCTTTTTGTAGAGGTGTATTCTGATTAAATATCTCTACAATGTGGTTTATAATAAAACTAAACTCCGATAAAGGTAATTTATACGCTTCCTTCATTGTAACACCACAGAATATTTCTAATACTTTCAGATTGATAAATTCCATATCCTCAGCATCCTTATTATCATCCATCACCTTTAGGTATTTCTGATATTGTCTTAATGGAATAGCTGATAACTCTTGAGGTACTTCTATAGTAAACTTATGACTCATACATATATAACCACTAAACACTTATTCTGTATTTAAACCAAAAATAAAACACTTCTAAAAATATCAGTTATATCTATAGATAATCAATAGAGGCTCTACAGAGACTCTTATAACTATAAATAAATCTTTAGATTATCATAAACCCTAATTCAGATAAGGGTAAGTATATTCTTTTCTCAAATACCCCCATTATATTAAGTATTTTTACTATATTTGTAACGTATCATAAGTAATGTATTCTATACATTTGTTTTAATTGTTTTTAGATAAAGCCTTTTGGGATATCCTGAGAGGCTTTTGATTTTTTAAAACTTGATACCTCACACCCTGCCATCTTCATTTTACGTTGATTTTATCAAACCTGATACCTCACTATCCGACAATCTCATATTACGTCAAATAAGCCGTTTTAAGGCATCCTAATAAATTTATAAGGGTTTATATTGGGTAAGGGGTAGATAAGCGCTTAGAGGGGCTGAAAATGCTTAGGGGCGCTACAATTATAAATTAATTTACATTCATTCACAGCAAATTAAAAAAATACAGGTATAAAAAAAATACCCCCTAAAAAATCAATCTTAGAGGGTATCAACAAAAATAAACAAACGAAAAAAGGCTATTCTTTATTTAAAATGTTATCGTAATTTTCAAAAGATATATTTTTACTAAAGTTTATTTGGTTAGATAAAAAGTACTTATTATCTAATTCAACTAAGTAAAAAGGCTGATTTAATTTTTTAATATATTTCATTTTATTTTATTTTATTGTTCATCCCAAACATCAGTCAACACAATAACGGTTTTAATATTGCTTTCATAGTCTTGATATAGCTTTTGAATATCTATTGAAATACTTTTTAAATCTGAGAAGCTAAACCCGTTATTTGTATCCTCTTCGTTTAAATCTAAGGTGTTTACCTTATCCCCGTTTTTAAAGGTAGTTATCTTTACGTTACCGTAATGCATTTGCTCCCAATGCGCCCGTCTTTTATCCCTTTCCAAATTGTCAATCCTTTTTAGGATTTCTTCTTTAGTTTCTTTTTTAATTGCTTTTATTTGGTATTCTGTTAAGTAATTATATTTTGTTTCTTTCATTTTATTAGTTTTTAGATTAGTGAAATATTAACCCTACTTTATTAGTATTGTTAAACCATTTAGTGCTATATAAATCTATTTTTGAGGCGTTTTTATAACCTAATTTATTTAGGCTATCAATAGAATTAAAAATTTTAGTATGCCTATCCTTTGCCTTGTCGATTAGGTTTACTTGTTTACCACTATCCGAAAAAATGAAATCAAAATTCCCAGGGATCTCCTGGAGCTCCTTAATAAATTTAATACTATTAGTATAGGAGTAAAACTTAACTTTAGGGTTTTCCTTTGCAATGGTCAACCACTTATCTAAATAAGTTTTTGAGTAATAATCTCCGCTATCGTGTACCCTTATAAAATCAGGTTTTTTCTTCTTTATTTCTTCATTCATTAACTCAACAAAATTACTTTGCTTTGTTAGTTGGTACTTTTTCTCCATTCCATTTTTAACAGAAGGAAAGCGTTTATAGTTACCTTTTTGAGCATAACAAAATTTTATGCATTTATCAGCAAAGGGACAAGTCACTTTCCCCGTTTCACTTTTGTAGGCGGGGATTGAGAAATTAAACACCTTTACGCCTAAGGCGTTTGAAGTGTCTTTTATTTTGGTGTTTTGTGTTAATAGGTTCATTTGTTTTCGTTTTTAGTTTTCTTTATAATAATCCTCCTCTAAATTGAAGGCGTGAAGTCTTTCTTCTAATTCTTCTAGGTTGTCGCTTTCATAATATGTTCTATCTAATATTAATGCAAATTTGCCGTTTTTCCATTGTTCAATATACCCCCCAAATTCCTCACCGTGAAATTTCTCCCAATCAAAACCCCATTTTTTTTTGGGGTTTATACAATCATCAATTGAATATTTACCGTAATGAATTACAAAGGAGGTAACGCCTTCCTCTCCTATATCATAGACCCATTTAACAAACTTTTCATAAGTTGATATCTGTCTTTGTTTTCTTAATTGTTGCAAATTCATTTTAATAATTTTTTAATTTGTGACAAAACCGCTATAAATTGCTCATCCGTTTGTGTTACTTCGTCAATATGCTCATAAATTGAGTCGACTATATTTTCTGCTACTCTTTTTACAATTTCTCTATTTTTCATTTTGATATTATTTCGTTTTGTTTCTTGATTTCTTTTATCATTTGGGTTTACCATTTGTGGAGATTGGTCATAAGTATATCTATCCATACCTACTTTAGTATCTATTTTAACTTCAGATCTAGGTTCTAATTGTTCTGACTTTCTTTGTTTGTTTCTTTCCCTCCTCTTTCTAACATCATATTGAAATTTAGACTCTCCTGTTTTACGCATCTCCCTTCTTTCAGCCTTACCTTTTTCAGAGAACATACCTCTTTCTTTTTGGCCTTCTTTCAACTTATCGAATATGT